GCAGCTTTTATCATGCATAATAGAAATTTAAATAGTATAGCTGTAGGAACCAATGTATATAGTGCAGATTGGGATCAAATAGTACGACAAATAAAGCTTAAGGGGAATAAAGTTTTAGCCGGAGATTTTAGTAATTTTGATGGTTCATTGATAACACAAGTTTTATGGCTTGTGTATGATATTATTGAAGAATTTTATAGAATGCACGATGTGAACTACAATGAAGATGATCGTAAGATCAGATATTCATTGTGGATTCATATCGTGAATTCTATACATATTTATGGTGATAATATTTATCAATGGACTCATTCTCAACCTTCTGGTAATCCTTTCACTGTTATTATTAATAGCATATATAATTTGTTGATATTATGTATAGCTTATTTTGAAGCAGTGGAAGATAGTGATATCTCAGAGGAAGAGAAGGTTAAATTAATGAATTCAATGGCTTATGACAAATTTGTTTCTCCTATTGTATATGGTGATGATAATATTCTCAATATTCATGATAATATTGCAGATATATTTAATCAAATCACTTTAACGAAAGCTTTAAAACGATTAGGACACGATTATACTGAAGAAACAAAAAGTGGTGAAGTGCATAAATATCGAAAATTGCACGAAATCAGTTTCCTCAAACGAAATTTTAAGTTTTGTAATGATGTTTCACATTATGTTGCACCTTTGGATATTAATGTTATTTATGAAATGATGAATTGGGTTCGCGGGAATTCCGTTGATCCTGTTCATCTTTTGAAAGATAACATTGAGACAGCCTTAACTGAAGCTAGTTTGCATGGTAAGGAAGTTTATCATACATTTGTAGCCAAATTAAGGAAAAATAACAAAGTTGTAACCAAGGTGATTCCATTCATTCCTACTTATGGCGAACTCCGTTTGCGGGTGGAACAGTTTTCACCTAGCGATGGTTTTATGGCTTAAGGTATGATGTGATCTTGCACATTTAAATAAATTTGTGATGTAAAATTAAATGTGTAATGCTATCATACTAATGAGGTGGACTATTTAGTCTTACTTCCAGGATGCCTCGAGAGCAGCCCTCTTTAAATCCAGGAACCATCACTCGAATAGATATTTTAAGTGGGTTGTCTATTTTAAAATATCACTTGCTACAACAAACGAAAACGAAAACTCCGTTGCAGGTTCAAATGTAACAAACGACAACGATTCCAGATATGAAGATGTTAAAGAAATTTTAACATTTCAGAATCAGGGTCAAACCGTAGTTGACGATGCCCTTGCAAAGATGGTAGAACTACCTCAATCATATTTGCATACGGGCATTGCTAACGACAAAATGCATACTATTTCGTCATTTCTCGAAAGACCAATTCGCATATGGTCTGGTCAAATGACAAATAGTCAAGTAGC